TAATTCTGATGATTTAAAATTATTCTCTGGATATGAGGTTTTCCGTACATATTCTAAAGCACTTAGGGATGCAAATTTATACCACTACCCTTCTACAAATGATGGAACTCAAGATTTTAGAATTTTTATTCCAGGAACTAATGTAGAAATTATTGCGGTAAAAGGTCTTAACGGAACTGCTAGAGTTATATTAGCTGAGGCTTCTAACTTATACTATGGTACTGATTTAATGAGTGATTATGAAGACTTCAAATTATGGTATTCTATGGATAACCAAGAAGTAAGATTTCACGCTCGTTTCAAAGTTGGAACACAAGTTGCATTTCCAGAAAGAATTGTAAAGAACTCTTTATAATAAAAAATAAATAAAGGGAGTTAGTTCTCCCTTTTTAATAATAATAAAAAAATTTAAAAAATATAAAATTATGAGCTGTATTATAAATAGCGGTTATGTTTTAGATTGTTTCTCAACTGGTGGTGTACAAAGAGTATGGTTAGCTACTTGGGCTGAAGAAAACACTTATGAATTTGACGCTGAAGAGGTTATTTCTGGAGCAACAGTAGACCCAGCACAATTATACTATGTTATTGAACAAGATGTAGAGTACGCTGGTTTAGAGCAAACTATTACCAACTCAAGAGAGAATGGAACTAGTTTCTTCGAAACAAATGTATCTTTAAAGTTTACGAACTTAGATAAAGAATTAAGAAATTTAATAAAATCAATGGCGAAAGCTCCAATGGCACTTATTGTGCAATCAAATACTGGAGAATTTTACTATGCTGGTGTTGAATCAGCTGGAAGAGTTACTGAAGGTGTTGCATCTTTAGGAGTTGCGTTAGGTGATTTAAATGGAGCTACAGTTACTGTTAACTTTAGAAGTGCATCTGGTGTATTTTTAATGGACGGTAGTTTAGTAGGAACAACGTTCCCAGTAGCACCTTAATATTAAAAAAAAATACCCTTAGTGTTTTTCAATAAATACAAATTAAGTCTACCCTTAAAAAAGGTAGGCTTTTTTTATTTAATACTACAAAAGTTTATAATTAATATATAATATAAAATAAATAAATATGATTAATATAAATAGAGGAGAAGTTAATAGAGTCTTTCTTACTTTAAATGAGAAGATAGTATTTACTGGTGGAACTTTCACTATGACGTTAGTAAGTAATGAAGATGTTAACATAGTAAAAGCAATGCCTTTGAATATTGATTTAAGTCTTAATGAAGATAGATATAACTTATACGATATAACTGAGAATGTTAATGAAGATTTAAATAATCAAATTATCTCTTTGGAGAATTCTAGTTATGATTATAGAGTTTATAATAATAGTGGTAGTACATTAGAAGATAGTTCAGTAATAATTGAATCTGGCCTTGTATTAGTTGATTTTAAGAACGATATTTATATTTCTGGGTCAACATACCAACCGACTAATAATAATGACGACATTACGTTTATATAATAAATAAAAATATGAGAAATTTTAAAATAATTAATTTTGCAATTGAGCATAAAAAACCAGATTACAAAATTAATAAGAGTAAAGGATTTATTCAGTGGGGAACTAATAATAATTACCCAGAGGAGTTATTGGATATGTTCAACTTTGAAGGTTCAAACTTACATCAATCAATTATAAATAAAAAAACACAAATGATTGCTGGTAATGGTGTTGTACCAACTGCTGAAAATCAAACTATTGTTGATAATGAATTTAATGAAGATGATTTAGATACAATTGCATATAAATTAGCATATGATTATGAATTATTTAATGGATTTGCATATGAGATAATTTATTCAAGAGATGGTAAAAGTATTGCTGAAGTAAATCATATTCCATTTCAAAATGTAAGACGAGGTGTAAAGAATGATGAAATAGATTATGACTATTTTTGGTTATCAAGTGATTGGACTAAATATCGTAAAGGTGAATACGAACCAGAATTCATTAAAGGTTATGATAAAACAGATACTAGGAGTAAACAACTTGTTTACGTTATGGATTACAACCCACAAGCTCAGATATACCCAATACCTTATTATAGTAATGCGATTAATTGGATATCACTAGATTGGCATATTGGACAGTTTCACTTAGCTAACGCAGAAAATGGATATTCACCATCTGTTATATTAAACTTTAGTACTGGTATTCCAACTGAAGAAGAAATGGATGATTTTGAAAGAGACTTTGATAGAAAATATAAGGGTTCACAGAATGCTGGTAAGATGGTCTTAACCTTTTCAAATGGACAAGATGAGAAACCAGAATTAATACCAGTTCAATTAAACGATTCTGACGAGCGTTTTTTACTTTTAGATAAGCAAGTACAACAAAATGTTTTAACTGCTCACAACGTCACTTCACCTACCTTATTTGGTATATATCAACCTTCAGCTTTAGGTAGTAAGAATGAGATGATTGAAGCATTAGATATTTTTAATAGTACATATGTTAGTAAAAGACAAACAAAGATTGAAAAGAATTTAACTAGAGTACTTGGTGTTGATATTGAATTGGAACCATTTGTATTAGAAAATTTAGAAGTAATTGAAGATACTCCAGCAGAAGCTGAAGAATTAAATAATAAAAAAATAATATTATAAGAAATGGGAAAAGTAAAATTGATTAGCCTTGATTATTTCAAACAGAATACTGTTGTTGAATATAATGTGGATGATAATAAAATAACTCCATTGATATTTAAAGCTCAGACTGTTTATTTACAACAAACATTAGGTGCTAATTTCTTAAATCATTTATATGAAGAAGTAAGAAATAATACTTTAAGTGTTAAAGAAGAAGAATTAATCAGAGAATACGTACAAAATATGTTGGTTGAATATACATTATATTTATTAATACCAGCTATTAATTACAATCTAACAAATAAAAGTGTAGCACAAAAGAGTGCTGAATATGAAACACCATCAAGTTTGGATGATATTAAGTACTTAAGAAATGAGGTATTAAATATGGCTCAATTTTATGATACTAGGATTGTAGAGTTTTTAAAGGACAATAGAACTCATTTTCCACTATGGAAACACGGAAGTGATAACAATGTTAACCCTTCAAAGAATACTTACTTTAGTGGTGTTTATTTACGTAAAAGAGGATGTGCTGATGATTGTTCTAATGAGGAATTAAATGAATAATAATATACAATAACAAATATTAAATATATTAAATTAATATGAGAAATGAAGATAATCGGTTTGGTAAAATCCAAAAAATAACATTAAGCCCAGAGGGTTGGTTGAATACAGTTATTGATGGTTCACCTTATACAGTATTTGAACCTATCAATCAATACCAGTTTTGGAAGAAATTAAAGGTTGATGAAAATGGTAATGTAGTATTATGTGTTGTTAACACACCTTTACCATAAATAATAATAATAAATAATAAATAAAAAAAAATATATAATATGAGTGCAACAAATCCAAATGACCAGTATGAGTTTTTTAAGTATATCAAACTTACTGAAGATGGTCGATTATTAGTAGAGGCTGCTGGAGTAGTCAACGATACTTATGTTGAGGCTGGTAGTGTAGATGTACCAAATTCTGAATTAGTATTACTTAGAACTGATGGTGTTGAGGTAAGAATCGATGCTGCTGAATTCTTATCAGATGCTTTTGTAACTGGAGGGGTTTACGACCCATTAACATCAACAATAACATTCACAAATAATTTAGGTGGTAGCTTTGTTGTAACTGGATTTCAACTTAGTACAACTGCATCAAACGGTTTAAATGAAGTTGGAAATGACGTAAGATTAGGTGGTCCATTGACTGAGGATACAACTATTACTGGTGACGCATTAAATGATATTGGTTTAACTTATAATGGTAATTTTAAGGTTGATTCAAGTCTTTTTGGTTATTCTAACTCATTAGAGATGAGAGAGAACTTTTTCCAAATATTACAAGATGGTGACGGAGAAGCAACTATAGATTTTTATCTAGGTGCTGAAGACGGTTTATATTTAAATAGAACTAGAGGAGCACAAATATTTAATTTAGAAGTACCATCAGATAACTCTTTAACTATAGTCTCTACTAAAACAACTATATCATCACCAGACCAAGGTATAAGATTATATGGACGACAAGTAGGAGCTGATTCTTTTGATAAGTCAGAACTTTCATTAGGTGAAAGTGGTTTTATAGGGTTAATATCTAGAAATAGTACATTAGGTGATTCAGCAATATCAATTGTTGAAAATGGTGTAACTAGACCAAACTCTTTTATTAATTTTGATAGTCCAGAATTTTATTTTAAAAGTAATGTAACTGATGTTACACAAAGAGGAGCTAAGTATGGTGGCCCTAATGCTGGCGGTGGGGAAGATTATTCTATTAGTTGGGATGGAACAACTCCAGATAGTATACTTACAACAAAAGGATACGTTGACAGACTTGTAACTAGTGGTATAACTGCTTCAAATGGTTTAACAGAGATTGGAAATGATATTCAATTAGGCGGAACTTTAACAAAAGATACAAATATACAATCTAATACAGAAATATTTACTATTACAGCTGATAATGGTAGTGATAATTCTCAAATTTATATTAAATCTGATGATGGTGTAGGACT